GGCTTCCGATTTTACTCGGCTGTAAAGAGTGCTGTTTGTTGGTGTCGGTCTTTTCTTTTTTGCTACCATTTTTTACAACTCCAATATCCGGCTGTTAATTTTGATTTTTTCTGATCACATTTATGCCTTGCACGAAATGACTTTCGGGCATCGGGATTTGATTTACGAATCTTCATGTTTGCATCTCCGTAGCGTATTGTCTTCTGCTTCCCACCTTCCGATGCAAGTACGACAAATTTCTTCTTTCCATATCCAGGCTCACCCTTTCGAATGCGTCTCGGGGAATTTACCTTAGTGGGTTTACTCACCTTTTCTTCTTAGGCATCTTTTTCTTGATAGGGATCATTTTCTTACGACCCATTGCTTTTGCTTTTTTAGAAGGTCTTCCGACCTTCGATCCGTATGTTCCTTTTCCGTATGGCATAATTTATTTCCTTTAGTTAAGCGGCCATTGATGTACCTGGAACATTTCCAGGTGCAGTCCCGAGCTGGCCAATTAGTGAGTTTTTTTGCTGTTTTTGCATCATGTCGAGCTGACCAACATATGTTTGAATCCGCTTTGCGAAGTTTTCATCGGTTTGCATTCTTTCTTGCACATCTGTTGCCGGCACTTCGTCCGTTCCTGTCATAAACTGCTGAAGGACTTGCATCCGTAGCTGTGGGTTAACTCCCTGTTGAGGAGCATTAACCACCTGACCAGATGCGATCTTGGCAATATCGGCAGATGTCTCCTTGATTTCTTTATCCGTTGCCTCCTGTTGAGGCATGATTAATTGAGACGCAAGGTTTGGATCAATTGCTTCCAGAACCTTGCGGAGATAAACATCATAGCGAGCCTGACCAGATCGATCATAACTTGCCATTAATTTGCCCACCGTATCAAGCTTTTGAATGACCTTCTCCTCGTCCTGATTCATCGAGTTCCAGCTAATATTAAAATCATACAACTCCGCAGTCTCATCGAGTATTAGCTGTGCGCCTTGGTCATTATTGGTAACCCGAAACCAAATCATTGGACCAGAATAAGTCCGATCCAAGCACCATACCCGCTTTAATAATTCTTTCCATCCACTAAGCCAGCAATTGACCAAGTGCTGTTTTAAAACATTTGCCTCAACCGCATCCTCGGCACTCGTTGCCCTACCTGTGATGCGATTTGCTAATCCACGGATTTGCATCTCGACTTCCATGCTTGCCTGTGAGTATCGAGGGATTTCCATGAACCCGACCTCTCCTCTCCGCCTTACCGCTAATTGAGCGCCTGGTCCAAGTCTTTCTGGCCGCCTTCCAGTTACAAATTCAACAGGTGGCATTGTGGACATAGAGGCTCGATCCCTTCGGCTGTCAAATTCAGCCTTTACAGCAAGCTCATAACTCTTGAGCAATTCTGGGTATCCTCGGGAATCCAGTAAACGGTGGTTTAAATTCTCTCTAGTGATACACACAAATGGATATCGGCCTTCATCGTAATCGATTGGCTTGTGAAATCCTGCCTCATCCATTTCATCCATCCAGCAGGTCTTAGTCACCACCGGCACATCATCCTCATCCAATTCTTTCCGATAAGTTGTAACCACTCGGATAAGTCCCTCGTAGTGCTGACTCGCATAATTACTGCCGTAGTCATAATTCATCATTGAGTCGGAATAATTTTCCTCCTCGTAAAAATCTTTTGCCTTCTCAATTGCCTCATCAATCCACGCTTCATCCCATCCCTCATTAACTTTCTGCTTCAACGCCTCGGGAGAGTAATAATGAATGCAATGAATCGCCCTGGCTGACTCTAATTCGATTGTGTTGGAATCGACAATTAATTCACGCCCCAACTCATAAGCTTTGACCGCCGGACGATTGACAATCACCTTTTCGGTTGGAATCTCAGTCTCACCATTCTTCCTCAACTCGTTAAGCATTTTCTTAACCCTACGCTTTTTCAAGTTAGGAAAGAGTGGATAAAACATCTCCTCGACTCCCTCCTTCATTTCAGGATCTTGGATTGCCATTGCCAGCTCGGGAGATTGCTGGGCAATCTGCTCAAGGTTGATCGGTTCAAACTTCCTTGTCTTTTCCTGCTTCCAATAAGTACCGAAAAATGTCAGTCCGTTTTGCAATAAATAATTTGCACCGATTGCTGACTCCCGCATCAGTTCGTCCATCGTACCCATTCGCCAGCGTAAAAATTCAGTTACCAGTTTGGCCGAGGCAATATCTCCGCTTTCAATCGGAGCGGCCACCAGGTTTGCCTGTGACAAGGCTTGGGTCAGGGTGGCCACATCTCCATCGATTAAGGGGTTTATAACATTAGGGTCAAGATCACTTGCCCCGTCCCAAGGAAAGGCTTCTGGTCCACTCTTCTTGCCATCTCCAGTCTTTCCAGCCCTTTCATTAAATCGAATCTCCCGAGCATCCTCTGCCTTGTCCATGTAAATAGAAAGGTTTGTCTTTGCCCGCTCAAACTCATGCTTTAATTCATCGACATCCGGCTTGTCCTCAAAAATTTGTATTTCGTTTTCCATTACTTCAATTCTCCAATCTTAACATTTTTAATTTTAAATTACTCAGGGCTTGTTCCTCGATTCGTCTCATCGACTCAAAGCCCACACCCACAAAGTCAGCAATCTCTTGAATGGTGTAAGATTTATGTAATCTCTCGGCCTCTAACGCATCCAGCGCTTCCTCGACCACCATCTCCCGAAGCATTGAATCAATTCGACTCTTCCTCTCCAGGTCCGTCTCATGCAATGCGGTACAAATCATCCTCACCCTCCACCTTTTTGACCAATACCAAGCTCTTAGGAGGGTGATTATTACCAACCTTCTTAATACACCGAGCCACTCCCTCCCGACCCTCAAAATGAATCAGCATAAGCCGAGGATTCGGGACCATCTTTAAAACCCTTGCCTGTTCCACGATTATTAAAGGCTCGGGGATTGATTCCTCTTTAACCTCCACTTCCTCCGATGTCTCCTCATTGAATATCTTCCGTGCCGTGGAAATCGCACATCCGACTTCCTTGGCTACCTTGGACCAACTAACTCCATCACCCCGAAGTTCTACGATCCTTGCCCGATTTTCTTCACTTAACTTTTTCATATCAATACGATCCTCCGCCTGTTGCCATCATTTCCTCCTGATCAAAGTATTCAAAGTTGCCGATTGCGAAGTAACGAACGCAGTCAACCATGTCCTTAGCCGGATTCTTGAGGTCACCAGTTTGATACTCCTGCATACAGGCCACTAAATTCTGACATTCATCCGAAATCATCAGCTTGGGGTGGTTATCAAATCCCATCTCCCGACTCCGATCCCATGCCAGTAAATTATTGATTGCCTGAAGCCCCGTCTCAATGTCCAAACCTTCTGCCGGACTGACCGGCAAATCTTCATCGGATAAATCATCAATAATATTAGAACTTCCCTCCGACTTCTGATAGCTTGCCGCCCCCAGCCTCGGGTCGATGATCCGATCCACTTCCCGATCACCCTCCATGCCCCGAATGATATCCGCATAATCCTTCAAGCCATATCCATTCGGTTGTGCCGCCTCGCCCGCACTTACCTTGTCTCCCTTTGTCAGGTCAATCCATCCGCCCCAAGTGTCAAAATCTGGGAACTCCTTGACCGCCCAAGCAACTCCATGAGGATCAATCCCGAATAATACCATCGTCCAGGGCTTTGCTCCCGCAGGATCGATGCTAAGAACCCAAGTAGCATCCGCATCCTCCTCCAAAACAGGGATATCTTTTGCCTGGACTATGTTCTTGTCCGAAAAAGCAGGAAAGACGGTTTTAGAGGCCTTTACCGGCACTCCATACGCCCGACAAAGAATAGTTTCCCGCTTCTCTCCCTCCAGTTGAGTCTTCATGGCCGCCCAACCGCCAAAGGGGTTCGCCTCCGTATGAAAATAAACCACCGAGCTGGCTTTGCGTAAAGGTTGCTGGACTAGGGGAACCTCTTCGCCGTCTAGGAGGTCCGCTTTTGTCGATTCCACAGTCTTTGCTCCTGTAAGCATCGATTTGACTACCGAGTTCCATCCGTCTACTGCGGTGAAGCTGATAATTCCCTTGCTGTTTCGGGTGACCGTTCTAAACCGAAGAGTCTCAACCCAAGGCATTGGTACTAATTCGTCCGCCCAATAGCCAATGTTATGAGTGCCGTTGACCGATTCCTGCGGAGATCCGATTTCTCCGCCCTCAATCGTTGAAATGTCTTGCGCCCAGTATCTAAAGATGCATTGGCTACCATTATTTAGTGTGAATTTAGAAGCGGTAAAGCCATTACGAAGGCTGTACATGACATATCCAACCTTTCCCCTGCCCAACGACTTTAACTCTTTAGGTAATGCGTTGTAAACGAGGGCTTGCTGGAATTGAATCGAATTTGCCGAGGTTTCTGTTAAGCACCAAATGATTGTGCCTGGATTCTCTACTAGGGATTGAACTACCCTTCGGGCGCAAAAATGGCTCTTCGAACTCCTATTGCCTCCCATAATAAGAATTTCTTGATGTTTCCTTAATTGCTCATCCGCTCTCTTCCATATATCCAGTTCAAAGCCAAATCGATATGGATCACTTCGTTCATCTTTAATGGCCTGTTCTCTCTTCTCCCAGTAAGCGAGGATTCGCTCGGGGGTCATTCGCAGTAGCTCGGCCTTGCTGAGGGGCGGAATGGCGGGATGAGGTGTCCAGTCTAGTGGCATTATGTCTATGTTAGCAGATTAGGCGGCTGGGCGGACATCGGGTAGGGGCAATTTGTTGAAATTTTTTTATGGCTACTAATCGGTTTCGGTGATCGCCAGACCGCTCGATCCGACCCCCTCCCCCCCTGATCTGAGTGTCAAAATTTATTTGTGATTCCGTAAGTCGTTGATCATCAACAAAAATGTATTCGTACAATAAGTTTTATGTCTAATTCTCCTTGACCTGATCCTTATTGATAATTCATTCTCATTATGTCACACCGATTAAAATCATGCCTACGAAAAGACCGAGAGTATATCAGAAAGCAGAGAACCTTCCGGCTAATCTAGTTGTCGAGGAAGCCTGTCCCGCAGTTTGGACCGGACAGAGGCTTTTCGATAAGAGACCTAAAGATTATGCTAAATGCGTTCAGATGCTGGCTGAGGGTTCCACGATAACGAGTATTACAAAGCAGTGTAAGATAACAGCTCATACAGTTGCAGTCGTTAAGTCCCGAGAACAGGAAACGCTGAAAGATACAAAAAAGCATCTTAGAGGGTTAATCGGAACAGCGACTCAGCTTGCAGTGGAAAGCCTGATAACTAAACTCCAGGACGATGAAATCCCATCGGGAGTCCTGCCAATCGCCACCGGCATTTTGATCGACAAGCACAGGCAATATGAGGGTGAACCGACTCAAGTCATTGAGGTAAAGAAATCTCTGTCCCTCGATGAAATCCGAGCAGAGCTAAAGAACTTAAAGGATGAGGAGGTCATTGATGTGGAGGTGACCGATGTCTCATCTACAGAATGAATGGCGTTGGGTAATTGCTCTTGCCCTATTCTTTCTGGAGCGGGATCTCATCTTAGAGACAATGTTCGCATTGATTGAGATAGTGATCCGCCTGACCGCCTGACCCGCCAATCCTTGGATTGCCTGTTTAGCCTCGTCAGCTGTTTAGCCTCGTCAGTTGATTGCTTGGTTAGCCTGGTCAATATGTTAATAGGTTGGTTCTGGTTATTTGATCAGCATGCTGATAAGCTACCGAAGATAGATTAGCAGAAATAGCCTTTAAAGCCTCGTATAGGACGCTGAAGCCTATTTACATATCAAACGAGTCTAATCTATCACCTTAACCGATAATAAGCCTTATACGAGCATAGGCTTCCTACCCTATATTCTCTCAACCGATTTTTATTAATACGATATATTCTTTCATCCGATTTAACTAGTCATCGCTTTTACGGCTAAGCGAGTGTAGTAGTTGTGCCCGGCAGGGCGGGCAACTACTACCTTTAGCCTTTTAGGGGTAGTAGTCGTTGTTTCTATATAAGGCAACGACTACTACTTTTGAGACAGAGTTGAGACACTAATTCTGCTTATAAATGTAGAGGTTTTCGAGACCTTTTCCCCTCTTTTGTACAATAATATTTTCATCCTTTTTTATAATATTTCGGATGGTATCGGGATGAATTTCTTCACCTGTTTTCTCCTCAAGCTTATTATTTAGGTTTTTAAGCCCCATGATTGAATTAGTTTTAAGCAACTCGACAAGAGCATTGGACAGCTTATCGTGTCGTTCTTTTTTCGCTTTTGTCTGCCCAGCCTTACGAAGTTTCGGTTCCATTTCGGGCTTATGGATAAAGTTCGGCCAGGAAAATTCCACCACTTGGGCGGGTGGGGCTGGAAAGTCTCGGAGGGTGGCTTCTAGGACGAGGTGATCCTCCTCTTCGTGGGGGGTAAGGGTAAGGATGGCATCGGGGTCTCTGGCAAACACGCCAGACCCGCTTGCCCGGTCAATGTGGTCCGTGTCTGCCTTGTTTCCCTTGGAGAAGTGGTGGGCATATACGAATGAGCAATCGAGTCTTTCGGAGAATTGTTCCATTCGGTTTACGACTTCGGACATTGCACCGGCATCATTCTCATCTGCTCCTGTGGAGAGCTTATAGAATGGGTCAACAATTACGAGGTCGGGCGGGTAATTCTCGAGGTCCTGGATGTGGTGAACCAGTTCTTCCAGGGTTCTGGATTGGCCTCGTAGTCCGCAATATAGAAAGTTTTTATTATCGGGCTTGTATCCATCATTGGACTTTACAATCTCGGCAATTCGCTTGGCCGCCATGCGGGGTTTAAGTTCGAAATCGAGGTAGATAACCTTTGAACCTGCTCGGTGGGTTGGATGACCCAGCCAATTCTCTCCATTGGCAACGGCTAATCCGAGGTGGAGAAGGGACAGGGTTTTACCGGCTTTCGAGGAGCCGGATATGATCATCTTTGATCCCTTATAGAGGATACCTTTTATAATTTCGTTGGGCATGGTGCTTTGATCATGGTCGAGTTCCATGATGTGGGAGAGTTCAATAAATTTGGGTGCTGGTAGTGGGTCATCGATTGCCACATTGATCGAGGGGTCGGTTTGTTCGGTTGTAGTGGTTGGTGCGGTGGGGTAATTGATCTCCGGCAGGGTTGCCAGATATTTATCAATCTCATCGGCTTTTGCCAGGGTTTCCGGGGTTAGGTAATCTTCTCGTCTTGCCATTTTTATATAGTTGGTTGGTTGGTTGTTGGTTATTGATCTAAATCCTTGGATTTTACTAAAGCGATAAAGTCTGGTTTTCTGGTTTTTTCATCTCGGACAAGGATGACCATATTCCCCTCATCCATTCGGTGCGCAAAGTTACAGGCATCTTTTATAGGAACCCCTAAATTCACTAACCTTCTGGCGATTCTTTTAGTGAGGAAGAACTTATGCATTCAATCCTTCCAGAAGATGATCGGTTGCTCGGCGGTCAGGTTGCCCTCCTTTTGGCGG